ACCGGGCAATCCGGCGCCGGGGGCGGGAAGAACGGGAAGCGGAGCAGACCTCCCGTTCGTGTTATTGGGCTTGGCCCGAGTTCTGAACGATGATGCGGATCTCGAGGAACGAACCCGAGGCCGGATCGGCGGCCGTGCCCGGCGTCGATCCATCGGTTTGGAGGGTGACGGCGGCGGTCGACGGCGAGATGGTGAGAACCTTCGCGCCTTGAACCGTGCTGCCGGTGGCGAACACGAGTCGCGCGTCCGCGTGGAGGATGTCGCCCACCGCGCCGCCGATCGTGTCGATCGTCACTTTGTAGAGGCCGGTGCCCGTACGCGTGACCGAGAATCCCTTCCCGGTCTGCGCGCCCACCGCGCCCGAAGACCCGATCGCCACGCGGCCCACAATCTCGACGAGTCGAGGTTGAAAAGTCTGTGCGGGCGGGTATAGATGTCGGGTGATGGCCATGGGATTAGTAGAGCTTGCCTTGGAGGTTGTAGCCCGGCGCGTCGCAGCGCATGTTCCCGTAGAAACCCACGCGAACTTCGATGCTGTCCGCGCTCGAATCCCAGATGTACTTGTTGCCCAAGTTCTCGAGGATTTTCGGGGTGCCGTCGAGCGAAGCCATCTGCCACGTGCTCATGTCGAGCATCCAGAAGGAGCCGGCCGGGCAGTTGCGATCGGGAACGATCTGAACTTCACCCTGCGTACCCATGAGCTTGATCGTCCCGAAGGAGACGGTCGCCATGTTGGGCGAGGAGACCTTGTCGTAGACGACCTGACTGCCGAGCGACGTGCGCAGCGAGCCAAAGTCGAGCGGGTTCAGCATGACGTGCGATGGTTGGCCGCCTTCGACCGAGACCATGACGTCTGCCTTCTCGAGAGCCTCTTGGATCGTGAGCGCGCTGGCGTCGAGGTACTGGCCGTAGAGGCGAGTGTCGACCGAGCGATCCAAACCGAAGAAGTTGTCGCCCGAGGTCGGCGCGGTCGCGGGAATCCAGGCCGGCAAGCCCGAGACGCTCTGGCCGAAGTCACCAGCGCGGAACAGGAAGTCGTTCGCGCTGAAACCGGTCGCGCTGGCGAGCGTGATCTTTCCGCCACGACGATCGACCGCCGTGATCGTGCTGTTGCCCGAGCCGAGCGAACCGCTGGTGCCGTCCGCGGTGGACTGCACGATGTTCTGGCCAATCTCGAACTTGACGATGTCGCTGGCCTTGGTCAGCGTCAACGTGTTCGAGCTGATCGACGCCACTTGACCGCGCGCGCCGCCCTTGTTGCCGTACATCGAAATCGCGAGATTCCGGGTGACGGTGCGGACGGTGTTGTCGATCTCGTTCTGTGCGAGACGGAGAAACGCGCCTTCCGTGCTCTCGGACGCAAGGATGGCTTCGAGCCCGATCGAGCTCAGGCCGTAATCCTTGACGCGCGTGACGAAGAACGACGCGTACAGGCCGGGGGTCTTGTTCGCTTGAGCCGTTGCGAAGTTACGGCTGGCACCTTGGTTGCCGCCGTACTGCACGGGCACCTTCATGCCGTCGCCGGTGAAGTCCTCGTTCTTCGGCATGAGCGCGAGGAGCGGGTTCTTCTGGTAGCCAAGAAACTTGATCTTCTTGGCGGGATAGAGAGTCTTGAGCGCGGCCTCGGCCGCGGTAATATCGAGTGCTGACATGTGAGTGACGCGAGCGGCTTACTTCTTGCCGGTCGACTGTTTCAGGATCGCGAGCGCCGCTTCGAAACGAGCGTCGTCGGAATCATCGGAGTTGGTCTTGGTGCCGGAAGATCCGGGCGGAACATTCGTGAGCGTCGGCGTGGCTTGCTTCGGGGCCGGCGTTTTGGTCGAAGGTTCCGCGGTCTTGCTGCTAGCGCGGGAAAGTCGCTTGAGCTGAGCTGAGAGGGTTTCCTCGATCGCCTTAGCGGCTTCTTGGACCGTCAGCTGAGTCTTCTGCTCTTGGTAGGTTTGCTCGATCACGGCGAAGACGGCGTCGGCCATCTCGCCCGGCTGATCGAAATACGAGTGCAGGATCGGAAACTTCTCGGCTTCCGGCTGCAAGATCGCGGGAATACGGGACTTTGCGGCAGAGATCTGTTCGCGCGCGCTGCGCTCTTCGGCGTCTCGCTCGAACTTGGCCAGGCGCTCTTTCAGTTCGTGAGTCTCGCGCTCTACCCTGCTGAGTTCTGGCTTGGCGGCCTTGGGGCCGTTGACGACGTAGTCACGAAGCGTCTCCTGGTCCCAGCCGTACGACTTGAAGAACTCGTCCGGATTCTCCAGGAACTTCTTCTTCTCGCCCTCGAGTTCGTCCGCGCGTTTTGCGCGCGCCTCGAGATCAGCGGCACGCTTCTCGGCCGCGGTGACCTTGACCTTGACCTCGTCACGCTCTTTCTCGAGCGCGGTGAGACGGGAAAGAACGTGGCTCTTGACGCCGGGCAGCTCCGCGTCGAGCTCCTCCTCGGGCTTCTTCGCGGGCTCCGCGGGCTGCCCCGGCTTGGCCTCGCCCGTCGCCGGTTCGGCAGCGGGCGCCGCGGCCTTCTCGTTCTCGGCCTTGGCCGCCTTGTAGGTGGCCACCGCACTTTCGAGCGAGCCCTCTTCGGGGGCGCTCGCGGCGGGGGTGGACTGGGACTCGGCCGGCTTATCAGCGGCCGGCGTGACGACGGCTGCTTCTACAGCCGCTTCGACTACGGGGTCGGGCATTCAGTGCTTGAGGCTCCTGCCCGAGCACAGCGCCCGAGCTACACCCCTGGTACGCCAGCAGGCACACCCGGAATGGCCGGAGGCGCGCCCGGCGGCGGAGCACCGGCGCCCGGCATCGTGCCCGGCTGCGGCTGCGACTGCGCCGCCAGCGCGGCCTGCGCGTCAGCCTCGGCCTTGGCCTGTTGCTGCATGTCGTCGATCGCGTTCAGAAAGACCCGCAACTTCTCGAGATGCTCTTCCGGCGTGCCGTCCGTCAGCCCCTTCTCGAGCGAGTAGGTGCCCCACTGCAATGCGTTGGCCAGGTTCTGCCGCGGCTCGGGCGTGATGTCCTTGCCCTCGTCGAGCATCTGCTCAAGCTGCCACTCGAGCAAATCCTGGTCTGCTTTCAACACATTGGCGACGCTGTCGAGATCCGGGAAGTCGAGGAGCTGCTGCGCCTGTTGCGGGTTGATCCAGCCGTTCTGCTGCCACCGCTCGACCTCTTCGGTGCGGCCCGCGGGCGTGTGCGGCAGGATGCTGGTCGGGAAGGTCTGCAGGAAGAAGTCGTCGGGCGACAGCTTGGCGTCGGCCCACTGGATCTTCAGCGTGGTCTTGTTGGCCACCGCGCGGAGCACGTAGCCCTCCTTGCCGTTGGCCTTGGCGTGCTCGTCGAGCTTCTCCGCCACGCGCAGAATCTGGCGCGCGAAGCTGCGGCCGACCACGTCCTCGAACGCGCGCGCCTGTGTCTCGAAGCGCACGAGGTGATCCTCGCTCAGCTGCTCGAGAGCGCGGCCGCTGTCGATGCCGGGCGGCTTCGTGCCGCTGGCCTGGTTCTCGTTCGTGCCGAGGATCTCAAAGCCCTTGCCGTACAGGTAGTTGGCTTGCTGCATGACTGACGGATGCTGCGGCTGAAACGAGACGACCGTGGGCGGCGTCATGCCGCTGTACTTCACGATCAACCCGGCCTCGTTCGTCAACTTGTCGGTCTTCACCTTCGCGGTGTCCGGCGTCAGCACCCACGGCTGGCCCGTCAAGCGCATCGCTTTCTGCGTACTCTGCAGCAGCGTGTTGACTTCCTGCTCGATCCCCCGGATCTCGCCCACCGCACTGTCGCCCCAGAACCCGCGCACCGGCGGCGACCAGTGGAAGAACTCGAACGGGAAGAAGTCGTCTTCGTACTCCTCCGTGAGGAGGGTTCCGCTCGAGACCGCGATCACGCGTCGGCCCGGCACAAGCTCGCCCTCGTTCGTGTAGTCGGCCAGGCGCCACGCCTCCCAAACGCGAACCATCTCCGGGTTGCCGTTCGGCACGTCCTCGTACTGCGGCAGCTCGTCGAGCGGCACTCGCGCCGAGTCGTAGATCTCTTCGCGATGTCCGGGGATCATCCGGTTCAGCCGCTCGCGCTCGATCACCTTGACGCGCACGAGCTCTTGCGGATCGCCGTTCACCGCGCCCACCGGATCGACCAGCAGTTCCAGCGGGAACACGCGCTCGACGCCGGGCTGCATCCGCCCGAACTTCGGGAAGAAGTGCATGACGCCGGTTCCGCTCAACAGGGCGTCGCGGAACATCAGCGGAATCTTCTGGTAGATCTCGGCTTGCTGGTACGAGCCGTCCAGGAACTTCTGCAGCTGCTTGCCGCGTCGCCGCAGCGACCAGTTCCCGCCGTCCGTGAGCACGGTCGGCCGCGGTCGGTTCTTGCCCACCTTGGCCGTCAGCGACTCGGTGATCGCCTTCGTCATGTTCAGGCGCAGGTTGCGCTTGTCGAAGATCTGGTCGCGCCCGTAGAACAACCCCCGCAGGGTTTTCCCGCCGAACCGCTTGAGGTTCGTCTCTACCTCGTAGCGCCGCGCGCTGTCGTAGTCCCACAGCCGCGAACCGAGTTGGGCCACGGCGGGGCCGATGTCTCGGTCGCCCAGCTCCCACCACTGCCCGTCTGAACCTTCGATGATGCTCATCCTGCACGTGGCAGGAGGGCCCCGTCCTGGCGATCAGCGGCCCACACGTACGCACGTCTCTTCCGGACCGGTGCGCGGCGGGGGTAAGGGGCCAACCCGAACACCCGGATTGCCGACGCCAGAAGGGGGGTAGGAGACGCGAGGCTGGAGGGGCCGCTACCGTCCTAGCGGGTCGGGGGTTGGAAAGTCACTGAGAGCCAGCTGGGAGTTTTTTGGATCTCTGGGTCTGCCGGGTCCCTCGGACCCCCACCCCCACCTACCGGGGATCACCCTGGGCACCGCCTCACTGTCCAGGCTTTCCACAGATTCAGGTGCTCACCCACCACTCGCGCCCGCACAGAGCGGACGTCGCGCGCCCGGATCACTGTAGTTACGGGCACTTACCGCTGTCCATTCCCGCTGTCACAGGCTTGCAACCGGGGATTGGTAGGGTAAATGCCAGGAATATCGCACATTTACCTCAGAAATGGCCCCGAACTTGGCACAATCCGTGTCGGGCGAACCACAGCTGGACACACTTCCCGTACTTTCAAGCACTTACCG